AACGATTTAACGCCGTGTTGGAAAAAACTGACGACAGGCAGCTCGACTTTGATTTTCATCAATATGTGTAATCGTTAATATGTATGACAAAAATGGTTACCAATATTGTCACTGTTTTTTTATTTTTAGATCGGTAAAATTTTTCCAATTAGCATCGCGTAGCGTTGGAGAAAAAAATGAACTTTTGCATAAACACAGAGGAATGGTTGGAAATATCAGTCCAAATAATTTTGGAAAAAGACGATTCTGAAGAATTTGACGATGCTGGCGAAACTTACAAAGTCGCGGCAATTTATATACCAGAGTAAATTTGCACCTTATAATTTAAACATTTTGGTTGCATTAAAATAAACATTTATGTTAATCTCTCCACTCAACTTTGATGGAGAGACAAAATGGAATACAAGTTTACAGCCGAACTAAGGTCAAACGAGCACTGCATCGCTGAATACGACTGCAAGTGCATTATCAACATTCATCATGGTCAGATTGAGGCTGACAACATCCAGGTCGAGCCCTATGGCGCACGGGATGAACTAGGACGGAAACTCGACTGGGTTGATGCGGACCAGTCTATTTCAAGGCTTGCGTTGGAATGGTTGAGAGGCCCGGACCATATTAATGTGTTGGAGTCCTGGAACGATTATCAGGCCAATTACATCGATTACGCGGAGGCGGTGTAATGGACGCGATAGTCGATACAATCCAAGAACACAAAAGCGTTTGGAACACTCTGTCCTCGCAAGATTGCTCTGACAAAATTGAGAAGAAAGGCAACCTTAGTTATTTGTCTTGGGCGTGGGCATGGGGTCTTGTAAAAAGTCACTACCCAGATGCGAGTTTTGAAAAACATTGGCACGGGGAGCCGGGTAACCGGCTTCCCTACGCCACTGACGCGCAGGGCTATGCCTTCGTATTGGTTACGGTAAACGTAGGTGACCAGACCGCCACAGAGACCTACCCAGTCCTGGGCAACGGGAACAAAGCCGTTCAAGCTCCCAATGCCTTCCAAGTAAACACTGCCCTTCAACGGTGTCTTACAAAGGCGTTGGGTTACTTGGGTCTTGGACATTACATCTACGCCGGGGAAGATTTACTAGTACAGGAGCCCGTCAAGATGTCGGTCAATGACGTTCCGTATGATGAGAACGGCGTTGAAATTTTTCCTGAGAAAACCAGCAAAGACAATTCATGGGTTGGCCCCCTGGCAAAGACAGAACTCATTGCAAAGAGGCGCGACATCGCACGGGACATTCAAGACTGTCAGGACATGGATAGCGTGATAGCCCTCCGTAACCACAAGGATACATCGAAGGTTATTACGCAACTAAAGGCTGACCTTCCTCATCATTATGACCATGAGCCAGACGCTTCACATGAGTTGAACGACTGGCTTGGCCTTTACCAAGCATTTAAAGCCCGTGAGGCGGAATTAAAAAAGGAGAACGGTAATGGCTTCAATAAATAAGGTCATTTTGGTCGGTAACCTTGGCCGTGATCCCGAAGTCCGCCGCTCAAATGACGGCAATAAAATTGTCAATATGTCCTTGGCAACATCCGAAAAATGGAAGGACAAGAGCGGTCAAGAGAAAGAGAAAACAGAATGGCACCGGGTTGTCATTTTTAATGACCGGCTGGCAGACGTTGCAGAGAAGTATCTGAAAAAGGGTTCCAAGGTCTATATTGAGGGCCAAATTCAAACTCGCAAATGGGCCGGGAATGACGGCGTTGAAAAGTACACAACGGAAGTTGTACTGAACCGTTTCCGGGGCGAGTTGCAATTTCTCGACAGCAAACCAGAAAACCGGGAAAGCGTGGGACACAATCACGCACCACCGGAACCCTTTGACGATCTTGATGATGAGATGCCGTTTTAGCCCCCTTCTCTCCTCAAAAGGCTGGAGCGGGGTGGGGGCTATTGAGACATTGGCCTCGCTCCAGTCACAAAAGAGTTTACGATGACCAAACACGAAGAAACAAAATATCGACGCGATTACATAGCGCAACTTCCCTGCCTCGCCTGTGCTTCAAAAGGCATACAGACGCACGGAGTGCAATGCGCTCACGTTAGGTATTCACAAGGGGGAAGTGTAGCTGGTTGGGGCATGAAGCCGCCACACGATAGGATCGTGCCTCTCTGCCCCAACCATCACACCCTTGGACCTGATGCCCAGCATAACCACGGAGAGCGTGAGTGGTGGGAAGAACTTGGAGTGGACCCTATTGAGATTGGAGCCCTGCTCTCTCAGACCTATCAAAAGTATGACGGCCTCCAGGCTATCGACGTTGGAGAAAAAATAATTTGGAGCGTTGATCAGAATGAATTTTGACCCGGACAAGGTAGCGGCTGAATTATCAAAGCGCGGTCAGGCGTGGGCATCCGCTGATAGCCAGTACCGGGCCTTTGATGAATCTACTAAGTCAATCCTGTCCAAAATTGCGGGCGAGGCGGAGGGAAGCGAGGCGGCAAAGGATCGTTATGCCAGAGGGTCAGATGAGTATCAGGACCACCTCCAGCGGCTGGCAGATAGCCGTCTGAAGGCGCTGGCGGCGAAGGTTAACTATGACGTTTACAGGGTATGGATCGACATGAAACGAAGCGAATTATCATATAACAAAGCGGAGATGCAGATCAGATGAAAGATGTAATTATTCAGGCCGGACTGTTTATGTTGATCGGCATTGGAGGCGTTGCCCTATTTGGATTGGGCGCGGCCTTCCTACTTATCGGTTCAATCGAAAAGGGATTGCAATCAATTAAGGTGAATTTTGCTCCTGTAACTTGGACCCGGAAGAAAATTACCGGGGCCGGGGATGCCATGCTTGACGGCCTCGACCGAGTGAGAATGGCATGATCACGGATGAACACACAGACAACCTCCTCAAAAACGGTGACCATTGGATTGAAAGAGTCCACTTACATCTCAGCCGGGAGGTTGGAGGACGGGGCGTGGTTATCTGTTCACAAGGACAACAAGCTGATTGTTATGGAGACTCTGACTCAGAGTCAGATCAAAAAGCTGTTGCGTGAACTCGTCGGGGCTCTGTGATGTATTTTCTCATTTTATCCATTGGCGGGGCCGTCATGGTGGCGGTATCGATTGGGATATTGGTGGGCTGGTATTTATTTTTGAGGCGGGAGCAAAAATGATGTGGATCATTGTGATTTCATTGTTCTGGATAGACCCGTCCGACAGCACCGACAAACATTTCAAAATCTCCCACCTTGATGGCAAGCCACTGACGTTTGAAAGCCAAAAAGAGTGCTTTGAGCATATTGATGAAAATACACCTGATTTAAAAAAATACGTTGAGTCGTTTTATCAAAACAAAGCCACCGTTGGCGAATACTTGTGTGTTATTGATTGATGGGCAAACGGACTAACCTTCCCCGCCGCCATCGCGATTTTTACCCGACACCAAAAGAGGCCGTCGATCCGCTCCTCCCGCATTTGTTAGGCAAGATGCTATTTGATGAGCCCTGTTGCGGAGCTTTTGATTTAGTGAAACACCTTGAGGCGGCTGGGCATAAATGCGTTTCGGCCAGCGACATCATAACGGGCCAGGATGTGTTCGATATTAAAAGCACGTTTGCGGAGGTATTTATCACCAATCCTCCGTGGACGTGGAAGACGTTAGACCCGCTCATAACGCACCTATCTGACATGGCTCCCACTTGGCTCCTGTTAAACGCCGATCTAGCACACAACAAGCGCATGGCCCCGCACATGGCACGTTGTCAAAGGATTGTGTCTGTGGGCCGGGTAAGCTGGATGCGGAACGGCATATCAGGATATGAAAATTGTGCTTGGTATCTCTTTAATAAAGACCATCAACGACAAACAGAATTTTACGCGAGGGCCGCATGACACCGCTTGGATTAAGTAGGACGCAAGCCGCTGAGTATGTTGGCATTGGCTCAACTAAATTTGATGAGCTTGTCTCTGATGGCATGATGCCCCGGCCCAAAGTAATTGGATCACGAAAATTATGGGATCGGCGGGAAATAGAAATGAGCTTTGATAATTTGCCCGTAGACGGTAAGAATGAGTGGGATGAAGTTTAATATCAAATATGTTCAGCGGGAAGTGAAAAAAGGTAAAGAATATTTTTACTTCCGCAAAAATAGATGCAAGCGCATTAAGTTGCGCGGCCCAATCGGTTCTGAAGAATTTTGGGAAGACTATAATTCTGCCAATGGTCAGATAGCGGGGTGTGACCATAAGGATTCAATGGCTTGGCTTTGTGAGCAATACAAAGCCTCTACGGAATTTCGCACTAAGTTAAAATCGAAAGACTCACGGAGCCGCCGCATCGGACTGCTTGATAAATTTTGTGGTGACTACGGCGAAAAACCGTACGCAAAACTAGAACCGCGAAACCTTAGAGCAATAAGGGATAAGGTTGCGGGGGCAGACTTAGAAACTCCCCATGCGTGGAATAATCTTAAAAAAGCGATTTCAGCGGTTTTTGAATACGCAATAGAAAATGACTTGGTAAATCACAACCCCGTGAAAGCCGTAAAAAAATTACCGACAAACAATCCTGACGGTTTTCATACATGGACAATGGAAGAGGTCGAACAATATCGAAGGTGTTACCCGGTAGGAACAAAACAACGGCTTGCAATGGAAATTCTCTTAAACTTAGGTCAGCGGCGCAGTGATGTTATTTCAATTGGAAGACAACACATAAAAAATAATCGTGTAATGCTTAGACAGAAAAAAACAAAAACTATTTTAGAGATACCGCTGACAACGGAACTGCAAGAAAACATACCCTATGGTGGCGAGCTTACACTGCTTTTAACAAAGCACGGGAAGCCCTACTCGGCGGATGGGTTTGGTAATTTTTTTAGAGAATGTTGCGACAAAGCCAATTTACCGCACTGTACAGCGCACGGGCTGAGAAAGGCTTGTGCTACCGCTTTGGCGGAAGCTGGTGCAACATCAAAAGAAATTATGGCAGTTGGAGGGTGGAAAAGTTTGCAAGATGTCCAAATTTACATTGCAAAAGCCGAACAAAAGCACCTAGCAGACAGCGCAATTCGCAAGGTTGAGCAGGGGCAGAAATAGAACAAAGGCTCCCGAACTTTTTGGAAATCCTCCCGAACTTTCGTTTTATCTCAATAAAATCAATAGCTTACAAGGTGGGTGGTGACCCCTACGGGACCGCAACAATTCAATGATATCAATGACTTACAGAAATGTTTCGGGACAACTTGTTCCGCAGAGTTCCGTAGCTTTCCGTTTGCTCTCCCGAACTATTTTCAAGGGGTTATTGTTGTTCGATCCGCAACATTATCACCTGCACCGAATATAGCCCTCTCTCACCTCCTCTATATGACCGCTGGCATCATAGTCGGTTGCTTGCTCGTTAGAGACAAATTCACCCTCCGGTACGTCATCACCCCGGAAGATCGGGATCAGCTTCTCTCCAATTGGGCTACCGTGTAAGGGATCATTCCCAGTGCGTAGGTGTATCTCTATTATATTGTCTCCACGCCATTCTACATTTAGATCGCGTACATTACGGGGTATCCATGCGGGTAGCTTTTCAACCTCATAGGGAACCTCTATGCGCTCCCAGCTTTTAAACTTGCGGAGGTTTTGATCCTCTATGATTCCTAGCATTGCGTGATAGGGCTCCCATCGACCATTGGGGAGCTTATGGTAGTCTACAGAGACGTGCGGCCCGTCCAGATACTCGCACCAAAAGTAACCGGGCGGAATGATGCCGTTCTCTTCTATAAGGGGGTTGTCGCGTTTTGGATTAAGCCATTTAACCTTGGCTCCAAGGCTCATCCCATACAAATTATATATGGGGCGTATCACGGCTCTCAGAGGCCGCTCTACGGGGACACAGGCCGGTCCACATTCGTATCCCAGCTTCTCGGCCACCTGTAGCTTATTAAATAGCCAATGGTGATCTGGGTACGCTTTCCACGCCTCTACGTCATCCATAGCTGGCGCTCACTTTCGCGCCGTTTGACCAATCCTGGGAGTATGCGACCCCCGCCTCTCCTCCATTGCCACCAGATCGATGCGGCACCATCGTAGTCCTTGCGATTGACCCTCTGGCGGATTTGAGAGCGTTGGAAGTTACCCGCACCAATATTGAATACTAGCGAGACGGTTGCGGAGAATTGGTTCTCTGTCAGAGGGACACGAACAAGGCGGGATACAAAGTCTTCTGTATCGATCAGATCGCGGCGGAGTAGATCATCCGCTTGTTGTTCCGTAATAGTTACATTGGGAGGGACGGGCTCCCCGTCAAAATATCGGATGGCCCCATAGCCCACCGTCCAGACTTGGGCCGGGCATAAATAACTTGTGAGTTTTCGGCCCTCGTAATGCTTAATGAGGTTTAGGCCAGCCTCGTTGGTTCTCATTTTTTGATTGCGCGAGAGCCGAACCAAAATGCTAATATACCACTCCACAGGGCCATGATCTCATCATCAAATATGAGTTGGACCGCATCCGCCGCATTAATGCCTGACCGTAGTAGAATGATGTAAGCCGTGCCTTCTGCCGCAAGAAACAAAGCCATAAACAAATAGGTGATTACAGGGCGCACAGAGGCCCGTAGGCCATCGATAAAGCCGCCGCCGGATACCTTGGCATCATGTTCGTGAAGGCTCTCTATCTCTCTTATATTGGCCTCTATGGCTGTCCTATCTAGCGCAATTTGCGCCTGACGCTCCATAACGGCGAGTTCATGCTGTTTATCAGATTTATCCTGAAAATAATCTAAAACTTTTGGCAGAAACGATGAGCCAAAGCCAATGGCCGTGCCAATTAGACTAAGCATTGATATCCTCCCGGATAATGTCTCTGGTGGCCTGACTTAGCTCGTCCATAGCTTGCCCCATTTCCGTGTCCTCAAATTTTCCCGGATAACTAATTTTCATGCCCACTACTTTCCCATTCGCATCCGCATCGACATGGGCATATAGATTGCCGAATTTGGTTTTTACCTTCCGACCAAAACACTGATATCTACTCACTTCATACCTCAATTAATTCACCTCTAAATTCCACCACACCGGGCTCCACAACGTGGACAATTTCCGGCCATCTGAGGACGCCTTTTTGTATCGATAAGACTATGAAGCCGCTACGCCAGTTCCGGGGGTTTTCTTCTGCATATGCGAACTGTGGACCGAAGCAGTCAGCCAAGGTGCCTGTATCGACGCCCCAGCGTGTCTCTTTAAGATCGGTTAAAGGCGTCACCTTGAGGCTATGCAAATGACCCGTGACCATCGTCATGCCTGACCAGAGGGCATTATTGTGCGTGGCGTGAATGCCACCCTTCCATCGGTGCTTGATCATCAAGTCATCATTGACCAGCAAGGCGTAGGTAAACACCCACTCCTCAAAGTGATCAACAAGGCGTGTCCCTAGTACCTCGTTAAATTCTCTAGCCGCCACAGCTAGCTTACCTTCAAATCTTTGATCGTGATTGCCCATCGTCCAGAAACGTCGGGCCTTGGGTGCGGCATCCTCAATCTCTGAGAGGCGTTCCGTAACCGCGCTTAATTCTTCGACCACACTTGGGGTCTCCTCAAAGCCCCGTGGGGGATGCCGGGAGATCGATGCCCCGTCTAAAGCGTCACCGTTCATTACGACCACATTGGGCTCCATGTCCTCACAGAACCGCACAAATGCCCTGTGCGCTGTTGTCCCTTGATCTGAGGGCCAATAGTGAGCATCACTCCCCACAAGGATCACGCCGTCTTTTAATTCAATTTCGATGCGGTCATTGTGCTGTGTCAGCGGCGACCGGGATGGTGGGTGGAGGGGACGATCTAACTGATCCTCCAACAAATTACGGCGGCGATAGACTGACCGCTCTCCAACCCCCAACATTCGAGCCGTCGCGGAAGCACCCATTGTTGTGAATAGCTCAACAAACCGCTCATCTGAACACATTGTTTTGTAGCTCATGCAAATACTCAGGTAATGGCAGGGTGCTTGGAACCATGAATATGTTGGAGGTGTGACACTTGGCCCTGAAGGACAGAAAGCTCCGCCTGGATTGTGGCCAACTCTCGATTCCGAAATTCCAAAGATTTTACAGAATTAATTTCCTTCAAAACCGTGATCTGAGATTTTTGAACAGCCCTATCGCTCTCCGCATCATCCAGTCTTTGGTCTGAGGTTTTTTTGAAAGCCTCAAAGTTTTTTTGGAAATCTTCTAAGTCTTGCGTTACCCGCTGGACTGTATTCTTTAAGACAGCCCATCCGGAAATAACAGTCGCCGCCATGATGGCAAGTTGGAGAACGTGGGAGGTTGTAATCTCCATTTACTGGCTGGCCTTTAACATTATTAACCCGTAGACGCCGCCAACGATGAAACCTACTACAGCTATAGCCTTTAATGTTTCGAGCGCAAATTTGACCCAAAAAGATTTTTCGGCCTCGGCCTTCCTCATCTGCTCTTCTTTTTTTTCACGCTGGCGTTTGTGCTTTTCAGCGATACGTTTTGACCTTTCTAGCTGAATCTTCTTGAACGTCCCTTTTCCCCATTTTGCCTCTATTTCACGCTCTAGTGCCTTGAGGTTGCGGGCAACCTGTTCCTGTTCAAGCACATCTGCCGCCACCGACCCCAAAGAAGTGGTATCGTCTAAAGCCTCATCGCCCTCCTTGGCGCGAATGTTGATTACCTGTTGCATCCGGCTTTTAGGCTTGGGTTCCTTCTTTTCTTTTTCCTGATTTTCTTGCGCCGTCCACAGCGTATCCAAACCTTGAGCAATTTCGCGCACATGGGACGCGCTTTTCACAAGCGTACGGGTCGTTGCAATAGCCGCCGCTATGGTCATGACGGGCTCCATTAGTCTCTACCCATCCACTTCTTAACCGTATCACTCTCCCAAAGGCGAATGGACAGCCACACGATGGTAAAAACGGCGGCAATATCCGGGAAGATGGAGAGCCAGGAACCAACCCCCCCAACTACGGCAATGCCGTCAATTGCGTCCTTCGGTTCCATTAGATTTTGTGACCTTTACTTTTGAGTGTTTTCAGTTTGAAATCATTACCCGAAGCAATCGGGCATAACAGCCCGTCTGGCACTCTCACTAAAATCATTGTCCATGTGCCCGTTTCTGGATTAGCCAGCAGCAGCATCTTGTGACCGTCACTTCCAATGCTGCCCCGCGCTACCTCCTCTTCACCGTATTGCTTGTGAAAATTAATTATGCCAGTTGCGTCAAAGCAGACCATTTGCGCCTGTGCGCGAGGCACAAAAAAAGTCGCCACGAGGGCGACTGTGAGGGCGGCGAGGGTTAGTTTCACGATGGAGGGGTTGGGAAAGTGATCGTTCCCAGAATGCTATCATTGTCGTATTGAGCCGGGAGCGCCCGCAGATCAGCCCGGTACTGGGTCCAAGCGTCACTCATGGCTGGACTGTCCGGCAACGCCATCCAATCTGTTTCTGCCAGTTTTTGATCACGCTTTAATCGCAACCCAGCCCATGCCCTTTGGGCAGCACCGTCTGCCCAGGCCTGTTCTTCGGCCTCTCGCACTGCCTGTTCTTCGTCTGTCAGCTCAACGTCTACTGCATTAACCCGTTTTTTGTAATTTGCCATGCTGCCAATTCCTAAGAATGTTTGATGCCAAAAACCGACATTCGTCCTGACGTTATTGAACCGCTGGAAAACTTGAACAATATTCTGTCACAAGTAATCTGGCTAAGACGGGTGCCGGAAAATGTGCCGTAACGCGAATGCGGTTGCGCCGTGCGATAAGCCAGCGTCCCGTACAAGTTGGGATACATATCAGACGAACCAATGTCTAATATAACGTTAGCGGACCAACCTTCTCCCGCCGCATTACCAACCTTGTCCGTGCCTGATGTCTGGGATGTTCCCCCGATTGAGCTATCGCCGGTAGAGCCTACGTTAGCAACACTCGATGAGGCAGCTTGACCAACAGTTGAGACATTCCAAGAATAATCGCTTCCACCTGAATCAATGCCGCCGCTATCTCCAAGCTGAATTTGCGGAATTACATCATCCGTTGCAGGGTGCATGGCCGAAAAAATTACAGCGATAGAGTCATAAGTAGAACTATCTAACCCGGTTTGTGTTAGGGAGGCGCTACTCGACGCATCTTGCGTTCCAATTAACGTCCACGCGCCGCCGCTGACCTCTGCCCAGGTCAAACCGCCAGTGTTGCCGGATTGCGCCGATAAAAAATAACCGTTTGTGGGAGCGTTGCTAACTTGCAACCGCGCCTCGTTTACCGCCTCGTCTGCGATTGCCGCCTGGACGACAGCATCGTCTGCGATTTTAGCTGATGAGACCGCATCGTCAGCAATCATGGCCGTAGCCACTGTTGACCAAGCCGGGTCGGTGCCATCGGTTGTCAGGACTGTATTTGCCGATCCAATGGCAAGACGCTCTGTCGCGCTTGCTCCCCGCTTGACGATATCACCGCGTGTGGTCAGTGGGTCTGTGTAACCCGCCGAAGAATTGCCCACAGGGCTTATCATCTGAAAAGCATCATCAGAGGCCGAATATACAACCTCGACATATTGATGTTGTTCAATGTCACCAGAAGCCAGCGCGACATCATGGTTTTTCTTGATGTCTTTGGCTCCCACGGCATCGACATTCAAGGTAGCCGCCCCGGTGTTTGCATGGTTAGCGTGGAAGCCAATACGCATCCCATCGTAATAAGCGGCTATCGTCCTGTTGGCGGCGACAGCGTAGGCGTTAGATGATCCTGTGGAGTCTTTGTCGCCCTCCACCGCATCGTTAAAGCCCCGCTTAAGCAATCCGCGAAGTGCCCTCATCGAATTATTTACTTCGCTTGGAGCCATTCCTTCGGCCGCCCCTGCATTAGCGGCGGAACCGTTATTACTAGCGTCAGTTACGGATAAGTCTCGGATTTCAGCCATTTTTTAACCTCTGTTTATCTTCCGGCGTATATGGAACCCGCACCAATCGTTGGCGCAGTTATCCCCTTTGCCCGATCAGCTAGCTTTGGCGCACCCATTGGGCGGTTCATCATCATATTTAAAAACTGTTGTCCCGGACGGGTATAAGTGCCAGCCGCGATTCCAGTGGCAATGCCTGTAATTGGATCAATTGCCGCGCCACCGCCGCTTAACATTGCCGCCGTCATCAAACGAGGGGCCGTCCCCGATTCTGGAATTGTTGGAGACAAAACTTTTACGGCGGGATCGGACAAGTCTTGCATTGTTGCCTGCCCCTTTGCGTATTGCCTTTTTGGCTTGCCCATCGTTTGTGCCGATTTGACAGCCCGATCAAGTTGGGAAGGGTTAAACACGCCATTATTCTTCCCTGCCGCTTTCACGGAAGCATCTTCAACAATCGATGCCATGCGATAAGTGGAGTTAGCGTTTCTTAATTGGGCCGCTTGTGCTGGGTTAGACCTCTCCAAGCTCTCCCGCATTAACGCCTGTAATTGCTTGACCGCGCCACTTAATTGCACGGCCTCTTGATCAGTTGCCCTCGACAGGGTTGTCGCCAGCTTTCCTAAATTAGACTCAGCCGTCTTCAACGCCTCGCCTGACATTCCCATTTTGGCGTCAAGTTTACTGGCTAGGTTTTTCTCAACGATACTTTGAAATTTCTTGAAGGTGCCTTCGGATAAAAACTGAGCGTTATCTATTAACTCGTTTAATTGGCTTCTAAACTGCACATCCATGTTAAATCGCACTTTTGGCAAAAGACCGCTATAAGCTTTGCTGGCCTTCTCCAGCATCTCACCAACAGCTTCTCTTCCAACAGGTGTCTTTTCGGAGAGCTTTTGGCCTATTGGGGCTAATGCTTTATTGATGGCAACGCGGTTAAAATCTTCGATGCCCCTCGTTTGTGCGCCCCGGATCGCTCCGCCTAAAATTGGAATAGACGTAGCAGCATCTTCGGCGGTTTGCACAACGCCACCCAATCGCTGACCCGGTGTAAGGCTGATACCCTCTTGCACAAGTTTATTAGCGGCCCCGCCAACATTAGACTTTGGAGACAACAATCTTCGAACACCACTTACCGCCGCTGGTGCCGCCACACCAAGAGGACCGCCTATCGCGGCACCCATGCCAGCGCCTTTAAGCCTGTTGCCCTCTGTAGCATAACCACTGCCAGCAACAGCACCCTGCCCGGCTCCTACACCGCCAGCCGCCAGATATTTACCAAGTTTCGGAGCGTTCTGTATTGCCTTCACCCCCAAAACCTTTGCCGCACCAACGCCACCCGTTGCCGCCCCGCCACCTAACTCTAACCCGAAAGCTGTGTAAGGATTGGCTTCTGCGAAGTCATGTAATAAGCCACGGGCTTCCGCTACATTTTCCTCATAAGTTTTGTTTCCGTATATGGCAGGGAGGCCCATAGCAGTAAGCGCATTGTCTACCTCTGTTCTAACGCGAGCCCGTATTTCATCAGCATAACCAAACGTGGCACCTTGCGCTATTTTGCCAGCGCCACCGATTATGTCTTGATACAAAGAGCGGTCTTCGGTCTCTGTTTCTGCCTCTTGAGGGTTAGGCGTATCTTCAAGGTCATCCGTTCCTAATTTCGCCCTGACACTTTTAAGAATGGCTTCTTGTTCTTTATTCATTTGCGGAACGCCTTTCTTTGTGCCGGGGTCATCAGTCTCCATTCTTGAGCCTTTACGCCATCTGGTACTGAACCTATTCTAAACCAATCCCGATAGCTCAACCGCCTCTCGTTTAAGACATAGTCTGCCTCGGGTGCTTTTGGATCGAATATTGGATTAGCTTCGGTGTATTCTCTCCAAGCTCTATCGGCTCCAGAGGTATGCTGATTTTGTGAAAAATATTCTTGATCAAATTCCAACCGCTCTTGTTGCAATTGAAATAATTCTTTTCGAGCCTGGATGATATTTCGGTTAGTTTGTTCAGGTTTACTAATTCCAACAGTTGCGCCTCTGAACATGGCAACATCGCGGTCAGAAGCCGCACCCGGCATTCCTTGCCGCATGAGCGGGGTTATTTCATCCTCAATTGATTTTGCTTCTCTTGTCGCATCGTCAAATGCAGATATTGCTGTTCCCATCATTCCGGCTCTTTCAAAGCCGGTCCCCATACCCTGATCCATAAGTGATCCAAAACGATCCAACCGTTTGATCATATTTTCTTGTGAGCGTAGGTCTCCTCGTCTTTTATCAAGAGAAGTAGTAAATTTATTTCTTTCTGCAATCATCATTTGAGCCGCCGTTTTTCTGTCAGCCCCCTCAAACGGACTAGGTGGAATTGGCAAACCCATTCTGCCAAGTCTGGCCCCCGTCTCCGTCCCTGCGTCACCCCCCGGAGGCCGCTGTGGCGTTGCAACGAATGGTGTATATTGGATGCTGGCTGGAATAGGTGCTTCGCCTAACTTGCGCGTGTCGCCACCTTGCGTGATTTGAAATCTTGAGTACCCGGTAGAACTGTTTGGATCAGCTAAAACATAAGGAGAGCCAAATTTGTTTTGTTGTGGCGGAAGCGGTTGCCCTGCCATTATCGCCGCTCTTTGCTGTGATCCCTGTGGAAATGTTTGCGAATAAAGCTCTAGTCGCCTTCTCTCATTAGCCTTGCGTTGGTTTTCCGCTTGCAGTTGGCGCATCTTAAAATCCAAAACGCGATTTTGCAGTCCTTGCTGATTGAGGGCGTTGGTATTCGTAAAAAGGTTTTGCCCCGTTGCCGCTAAACCTTTTGAAAACGCACCCGGATCAGTTGAAGGGCCAGAAGCCGCTATAAGGCCAAGCCCCGCCGGGATCATCGCTTGGAATAAGTTTTGCCGCCGTGACTGAGGAGACAAGCTAAACAAGCCAGTATTTGGATTGATGTTTGCTTGAGGCGTCATCGCGTTTTGATTGGCATTTGATTGAGGCATCATTCCTGAAAATGGAAATCCGGCAAAAGGCATTTTAAATCCCCTACTTCAAAAGGCTGTAAATGCCAGCAAGCGTGGCCGCCGCGCCAAGCCCTTGGCCTACTGGGTTAGAATAAATTGGCTGGGTGCGGGTAGACTCGCTACCAAACGATCCCCCCGCAACAAGAGCCATATAATCAGCCAGTGCTTGCTTGTCGGCGTTCTGGTCGAAGTTAAAACGATCCATATCTTCTTGTAGTTGTGCGCCTGCCTGACCTTCGTATGCGCCACCAACTTCCATTAGCTTTCCAGGGTCTAAATACTCTGCTTGTCTAATTTCCGGTGCCATACCAGACGCTTGCATCATCAGGTCTCTCTCGGCCCCGTAATTCTGATAAGACATACCCGAAGCTATGTCTCCAAGCTGGTCTGAGAGCGTCTCCTGGGCGTCACTGAGGGCTGACTGTTGCAGTCCTGACCCGTAGCGGCCCGAAGCGGAAAAACGTGAGTCTATGCCCGGTAAAACGGCCTTCTGATAATTTCTAGTGACACCCTCCGAAGCCCGGTCTATGGCACTCTGGAGGTAAGGGTTAGAGTTTAAAAAAGCTCCTCCCGCCGTGGATGCTATGTTACTTGCAGCATTCTGGATAGCAGGGCTTCCAGCATTCGCCATGTCTTCAACAGCCGTTAGGCCTTGGGTTGTTCTCGGGTCGAAGTCAACCACCGTAGAATTAGGGTAAAAGGTGCCAGGATTGTTTAGCACCACATCCTCTGCTTGTTGAAAGCCTGTCTCTAAGTAAGGCGCTTGCCCTGACCACGGCGCATTACTCTGTGTGACGACCTGTGTACCTGATGGTTTGCTACTACTTCCCATTTTTTAACACCTTGCGAAAAATGTATTGTGAGCCGTCTTGGCCCGTCTTTGTGTAGTCTCTCAATATGCGGCCCCAGCCCTTTCGCCCTTTGATCTCACAAGCGAAACAACCAACTGACCGCGCCCAATCTTCGATATGTTCTAAAAACCGGAGAGACTTAAACCGATCCCCTGCCGCAACGACAAAGCAACAAATCAGACCTTCACCACTTTTAAAAGTTTCCGTGACACAGACCCCCCGGACATCTTCATCCCAAGTGATCCACATCTGATATTTTTGATCTTTCAGACCTTCGTAAATTTCATTAAGGGACAGGTCTGTGTAGTCCCCAAGCCGCTCTAAAAACGGCACCGCTATTTGCCAAGCCTTGTCTAACCCGCCTTGCTGAACGCCCCAAAGCTGGACCAATTAAACTACAGATAACCGTCGATGCCGGACCAACTATCATCCTCTGATAATGTTCCGCCGCCGACATCATCTCCACCGCCATCGTAAGAGAAGTCTTGAGCGTTTTCATACATTCCGGCGTAATCAAGGACATCAAACTCATCAAGTGACCCAAATGACCCATCAGCCTTTAAGCCAAGGCCGTAGCCGTAAGCACCGCCAGCCAGTGTACCATCGCTATTTATCATCATCGGTGTTCGACTGCGCCCTGTATTTAAGTTTGTTCCTAAACCATACAGCCCTGTGTAATCACCTAACGCCGAAGAATAAGAACCATACGGTGATTGTACTGTTCCCATCGGACCACCCGCATTGAATCGGTAATTGCCAGCCCCATCTCGACCATACGGTCCCTCGACGGCCCCTATTCTTGACCCAGCAATCATGCCGCCAAAAATTGGCCCCATTATATTAGGCCCAACAAAAGCACCTACTTTTGAGGCGATACCTCGCATCTTGTCGTCTTGCTCGTAACCCTCTCTCGTTGTGTCTTCGCCCAATGCGTTAAACATCCCACCGGCATATGTTCTGTCATCAGGGTAGCCAAATAATCCCTTTGCCCCGGCCAACATACTCGCCTCATACGGGTCTGGCGCGGGGGCCGTCATAAACCCGTCCCCATATGTGGTTACGCCGGTTATAGGGTCCGTAACTCCGACTGTTGCGGGGTTTACCTCTCCCGTCATTGGTGCGGCTACAGCGGCCTCTACAGGGGTCTCACCGACAGCGGCAAATGGTCCTAAATCTTGGCTTGGATCATAAACAGGCTCACCAAATTTGTATTGTGTGCTTTCTTCCAACGTAACTGGCGAGATAGGAGCCCCTTGTGAAACTGGCGCATAGTTAGCACCTAGCCCTGCCTCCATCGGCCCAAAGTCTGCACCAGCTACTTGCGCGGCGTATGCGTCCATAGGCGAGGTTGTCGTAAATAAATCCGTAATCGGGCTCACAAGACCTTTTAAATCGGTAAAAAAGTTTCCCGATCCCGTTGGCTGGGATTGTGGGGACATATAGTCTCCACCGCCCTGATCAACCGGCTGGGGTCTCTGATAATAGACTGGCGCGACAGGCGCGACGGGTGCTTGTGCTACCTCTTCCTCTTCGGGCTCCTCCTCAACTACCGGGGGAACATACCTTGTAAATAACGACACGGGGTCCGCAATGCGGCCCGACATTGGCGTGGCCTGTAAAAACGGCGCGAACCTTGGATCAGTAAAAATACTAGCCATGAAAACTTACCCGATACGTTTTGTCTGTATTGCTGTCGTTAGGATGCGTGACCACTACAGTCCCGTTACCCCTTGCGCCCTCTGCGACGAATGTAGATGCCAGTGCCGTCGCCGCATTTGCCGTGGTTGGCGAGAACACGATTTGTGTCTCTAGGCCAATCCGCTCATCCGCAAACGTGGTTGATGCGGCGTTAGCCGTCATCGTGAATAGGGCCGTATTGTTTAGCTTGCCCCTCATAACCCGGCGGGACCATTCCGTTACATCTCGCGCCCATAGCTCTGTGTCAGCAAGTGAAGCCCGGATGCCACTGAAACTAGTCATGCCTTTATTTATCCATAATAATTTGATAAAATTCTGCTATGTTTGAAATAGAAAATTCCATCGTTTTTAAACTTGAAGCGGCACTAACAAAGGCCACTGAATTAGCTGGCGTGGACGAATATGAAGATTTGCCAACGTCCGAACAAAAACAATTAATGGCCCTTCAGAACCGCCTCCTGTCCGAACACAATTTCAAACCGGCAGACGTTCACGCTTACGGTCAAGACGGCAAATTTATTTTGTCAGTCGCTTGTTGCGGTATGTCATAAGAGTATCAATTAACTGCTGATCGATCGGTTGCATGATATGTGAACCCATAAACGACTTGCCTTCGTGTGCGGCACTAGCTCCCGGATTATCTAAGCGTCTTGCATCAAACCAATCTCTAAAAATCATTCCGCGAGGAATTGGAACATCAAAGCCACCGACATATTCCCCCGGCATTTCTACCGGGTAAGTTTTATGAATTGACGGTTGCAACGTACCCGCTTCATCCAATTTTCCTATGCTTTGCCCTGACAATGGAGACATCCCAAATTCGAGGTCTCTCAATTCTGGGTCTTGGATTGCGTGTCTAATTTCAGCAAAATCAGGGAACCCGGCTTTTGTATATTCACCTTTTGCCATAACTTTAGACAAATCATATCTGTGGTTCCCCGTTTCCGCTAACCAATCGTCTAACTTCTCTGACATCACACCAGGGAAGTCATCGTGCTTGGCTTTCATCTCCTTATCAAATTTTTTAATTGCCACCTTTGTTGGTTCTGATTTACCTAACTTATCCAACATTAAATCTGTGGTCATTCTTGCGAAATCGGTACTCTGCCCAGACATTGGAGAAAAGACTCCGTAAACTGGTTTTCCTTTTTCACTTGCCACTTTCACTCGATTTGAAATACCCGTCATCGGCCCAGGATTTGATGCCCAAATGCCTGTGGCTTTGTTTCTCATAAACCCTTGACCGCCTTGCAGTTCGAGTGGGCTATCTAACCGTCCAGATGCCGTTTCAATTAGATCACCCACGTTTGATCTATCACCATATAGTTGGGTGAAATAACCGCCCACCGGAAAGTCTTCTGGCGTTACTGTTTTTTTCCGCTCGTAATTTCTTGGAGCTTTAACTACCAATCCCGCATCAAGCTCTGCGGGAGCGTCTGGTGCCATTTTAGTTGTGGCGTAAGGGCGAACTACCATTCCAGCCCCTAACGTTGAAGGATCGCCCACCTTCATACCCCGTGCCATTTTGCCAACGGCAGGGAAAACCCCGCCACCCACCATTCCAGCCACCGCTTCGGTAATAGGTCGGTCTATATTCGGGTTCATATACCTTTGTGCGTAAGTTGCATTTTGCGCCCTGCCCAACGCATCAATGCCTTGCTTCATACCGCCAACAATTTGTTTTCCTGTATCTGCTAACGCCTGTCCCGCCTCATCGGTAAATTGATTGTAAGCTGTTGGCGCAACGCCAAAGTGAAATGGCGAATAGGCCTTTAAGGCTTGGCTAAACAAACCGGGCAAGCCGCCTTGCTGTTGGTAACTGTCAGCGACTTGCGAAAAAAAACCTTGCCGTGGGCTGGCCGTAAAGTAGTCGCTCACGATCCGCCCTCTGCCACATATGTCGCGTCAATGCCCTGTGCGTGGTTCCAAGTCGCGTCAGCGGCTACCGTTACCTCCGCCCTCACATAACGTGCGTTCACGTCTGTAAAGTGTGCCTCGCCGTTAGTATCAAGGGTGCTTGCGCTCGTTGTCGTTACACTGCCCCCGGTATCGTTCCGGTACTTCATTTTGACGCTCATGGCTGAATTAGCAGAGGCATCGATGTAGGGCCGCACCGCATCGACCATGATCCGTGTGTCGCCGCCTATCTCTTGGCTTTCAAATGTCGCCGCCAAGTTATTGCCGGAAAACGTGGCGTTCTTATTATCCGTATCAAAGGTAGCTAGGACATCCCTGCCGCCGGTCCAGATGCGTGAGTCTAACGAGTAGCCCAGATTGTCTATGTTATTTGAGATCGCATCCAGACCCTCTAAAGTGAAGCCCTGTGTTAGATCGCGGAACAATATTTGCGAGTTAAATTCTGCCTCGCTCCACTCATTCAAATCCCAGTTATATAATACGGCCCTGTCAGCATTTGCGGTTGAGGACGATGGGTAAATCCACATCACCACTTTGTTGATCGCGTCCGCCGCGCCAAAGACCAGATGCGGGTATTCTTGGTTAAACCGGGAGAAGAATGTTTTATCAATCTTCTGTGATCCAATCTGCTTACTGTCTTGCCCGGAGAACACATAAAACCCGTCGTTGCTCAGATAAAAACAGAAGTCTCCGACATTCACCACAGAGTTGGGTGCAATCGTTCCCCTTGCCCGTTCAACCTCGTAAAATCCAAAAACAGTAGGCGGAGATTCATAAACAATGCGATAGACCGCACCATCCATAAATACCACGCCGTCCGTGCCGCCTACGGCCCCCGTGATGGCCTGGACCCATCCGCCGGAGGGTAAGTCCTGTTGATCGCTTTGCTTACTGGCGGCGTCTGTAGAGCCTACTGTGGGCCAGTCTGTCGCGTTGTTTATTGCGCTCCATCTAACCCGGTTCGCCACCGCGCCATCTGTGCCGTCAAAAGTATTTCCGCAAAACACAAAGTCTCTGATCTGAGCTAGATGTCTTGCCCGTGGTGCCGCTGCCGCTAGATCGGCGAAGGCACTGCTTGTCCCCATCACAAAGCTCTGGAGATTGTCTGCGTGACCGTTGCAAGCGATTACCCGGTTACCAAACCTTATAAACTCCCAAGAGTCGTCGGATGCCGTTGTGTAGGCGTCCGTTGATTTTGACACCGCTGAATAGGTGGCCGTGCTTAACAGGTAGAGGTTGTTAATATCCCCGGCAAATGAGTACACAGCGCCGTCGTTAGCGCGGAAGGCACCCGCACCCTGACACTGAGCCGTAAGGGCATTGGTCAACGCTGTCTGCGCCCCCAGCGGCCCGTAGCTCCCCTTCGTGCGGGGTATGCAGTTTTTTGCAACCTGACTGTACATCCCACCTGAGTCCAGAGAGGGCTGATCCGGCGCAAACTCGCCAAATGGTATCAATAGTATGCACCCGAATTAATGTTAAACTGTCGCGCTTTTGTTAGGCTGGAGTCTTGCCGCATGAGGGTTTGGCCCTGTGTGCGACTATTCAGCTTATTAATTTCCAAAACAATCTCATCCCGCATAGGCTTATAGATGCCCATACGCTCACCATTGCGCCGTGCGACTGCCGCCTCAAAGCACGAAGCGTATAGATACGCATCCGGGTAGTTGGTCATCAGCCAATTGGTTGTGTTGGCAGCCAAGTCCAACGCCTTAAAATAGATGGCCGTCAGCGTGTAGGCTTGATCGGCTGGCCTCTCAAATTCATACGTTGCCCCCACCCGATATAAGACGGGCTGGGCTTGTTCTGTCTGCCCCCAATAAACCAGATCACGATCTGTGGCCTTTTTTAGTTGCCTCTTGTCGCTCGTATAATAGAGGTCAACGTCAGAGAGAAAGCCGGTTGGCAAAGCGGCTGTTGAGGAGGCTTGCGACAAAGACACGGATGCGGTTGTACGCATTTGGTGGTGGCGCAAGTTACGATTAAGAAAGCCCTCGCCCCTCGTAATGAAATCAGGCACGGCATTCGTAAAGCCAGTATCCGCACGGGAAAACTCAGCGGCTATTGCTGTCTTTAGATCATTATAATTTGCTAGGGCCATCGTAACCTCAAAAGAAAAGGGGAGGCCGAAGCCCCCCCGTGATCCTTAGTTCATGCCAATGCGGCAAGCCAATTCTGGACGTATAGCTTTGTAGCCATACAGAACATCAATACGACATGGGAATTTGTCGTTTGAGATGTCGTAATCCCGAACAATCCGCATCGAAATGCCGTCCATGACCTCGCGGGCCACGAAATCAACACCTTTAGGCTTGAGCAAGTCGGCAGTCGCAAATGCGAAGGCATCCTTGTGGTAAGCCATGCTGATGTTGTAGTCGGCACTTGCACCGATAGCCGTGGAACGGTCACTCTCTAACTTGGAGAGAGCGGCGTTGTTGGCTGGCATTGCAGACACGTTTTGCTGACCGGCAGAAGAATAGAGAGCCGGTGAGAAGTTGAGGGTTGTCGCGCTGCTTCCCGCATCCGCCGTTACAACGAATTGCTTGAGAACGCCCGTGCTTACTTTGGTCTCCGGGTGGACTGAGTTCACCCCGGCAAACACGAAGATGTCGCCCTTCTTCCAAGTTCCAGCGCCAGTGTCGATAGTGATCGATGTGGAGCCTTCCGCAATGGTGCCAGAATCATTCACGAGATAGTCGCCCGTGCCGTCATCCGATCCCGTGGTGTGGGATGGCATAAGGGTGTTTTCCATAATGTCGGAAAACCCGAACGTATTGGAAGCAACCCGGCCTTCACGGTAGTTCTTGCCCACGTTTGACTGATCGTTGAAGAGACCCTTGAGGGCATCAACCAGATCAATGTTGTCTTGGGTGTTTAGGTTGAGGCAACGCTGGCTGTAAGGAGCCAAGTTGTCCGTGAGAACCTTCGACGCACCAAGAACGTCAGCGGCGGTGATGGTTGCCCCAACGTCAGATACCTCGTTTGCCACTTCCTTGTACATGGACAGTGCGTCTGACTCTATGTTCGCCGCCAGAGATGCCATTGCTGGCTCTAGGATACGATCAGAGAAGTCATCGATGTCCATCGTCAACTCGGAGGAGGTGAAGTTTACATCGACACCTTTTTGAGTTGCGACTTGGAGGGTGACGCTTTGCTCCGTGGTATCTTGTGCGGAGAGAGTTGCGCCGGTACGGACGGTGTATTGGTTAGGCAACCTGATCTTCAGGCTGTCGCCAATCTTTGCGCCGTCTTGGGCGTAGCTGGAATCATATTGGCGGTTACAGGTGCCAACAAAGTTCAGCTTTTGGTGGAGGACACGCAGGGCTTCCCGTGTGACCGCCGTAGGTGTGAGTAGTGAGTTAGCCATAATATACCCTTCCGCATGACTATCCCGCCATGCGTTTAGCTATCTGGGCATTCCGCTTTTTTAACCATGCTTCGGTAGAGTCAGAGTCCGTTGGGGCCGAACGGCTAGAAGACTTTTTCGCCCTCACCTTTTCAGCTTTCGGAACTGGTTCCGCCTTCTTCTTTTTCGGTTTTGCGGTCTGCCGCTGTTGAAGTTCATCAAACAGCCGCGCCTTGTTTAAGATCGACAAAACTGCCGGATCGTAATTAGTCGAGGCTAATTGATTCTCGGATAGGCCACTCTTCAGACCGTAGTCGAAGATGGCCCGTTCAGTGTCAGACGACCAATCAGCTACTGCCGTTGCTACCTTTTGCCGGTTTTCCTCAGTTTGACGGGCTATCTCTCTGGATTCCGTCTGTTGAGCCTCGGCTTGTAGCTTTTGCAGTTCTTGGACCGCCTGTCCTCGTTGTTCTCGCAAGGCTCCCAATTGTATCTGCGCTTGTTGCGCGGATGCCGGGTCTTGCTGTCCCCAAGTGTTCCAATCAATGCCCTCAAATTGGGCCAATTGACTGTCAATCACTCGGACGTTGGAGTCAGCTTCAGTGAACTGGGTTTGCATTTTGATGGCTTGCTGGAACCGCTGTCTATCAGCTTCCAGTGCCTTGCGTTGCTCACTCAGCGACTGTGTTTTTTGTGTGTAGTCAGCGTTCTTCATAAACGCATCTTTTGCTGATTGCGGCACCTCTACTTTGGTCCCGTCATCCAGCGTTAGCTCAAACAGTTCAGCCTCCACCTCATCGGCTTCTTTGGCTTCGTCGTCATCGCCCTCTTCAGCTTCGTCTACCTCTTCAGCATCGACTTCCTCGGCTTCTGCCTCTTCCGCCTCTACTTCCTCGGTGTCTTCTGCCTCAACGAATCCGTCATCATCCGGTTGTTCGTCCATGTCTTCCTCAATAAAAAAAAGCACCCGGAGGTGCTTGTTGCGAGTGGCTTATGCCTTGCTCGATTACCCCACTGGGTAATTGGTGACAGGCCCGTATGATCGGGCTTGTGCTAAATCCTTTACAATCTCCGCTTCCGCTTCCATGCGGTCTGTCTCTGCGCGGAATTGATCGATGCCAGCCTTCTGGGAGTCTATGGCAAGTTTCTGTTGGTCTATGTTTAGATCGCCCTCTAGCTTCGTGATGTAGTCCATCGCGGCCTTTAACTGGGTGCCAAGCATCTCCTTCTCGCCGTCCTGACCACCCGCACCACTGATAACTCTTTCAAGCCGTTCCGCGATTTGATCGGCACCCGGCCAATCCAAGTTCTTAGCAAAGATGTCGCCAACGTATGGCGCGGCCTGTGGGAAGACCCGCAACAGTTCCATCATCTGTGCGGCGGCTTCCTCGCGGCGTGTGGCGTAGGATGGACCCGGCCTCACGATAATGTCGTATTTGCCCTTGGTTAAATCGTGGATGCGTGTCATTGGCATCCCTTGCTGATCCATCACCGGCTGACCCTGTTGCATTACAGGGATAGGCTGGTTTAGCGGAATGTTTTCCGGCGTGTCGTCCTCACCCAATACACGGACGATCCGGCCCTCTGTGTAAACGTGGGGGATCAGATCAATGATAATCTTCCCGGCGTGGGTTACGGCCCGGTTGAGGTTGTCGTTAAAATGATAGGTTGATGTGTCTGATTGCCGCTTGCGTTCAATGATCGCCTTACCAGTCACCTCATTGGACTGAGCCCCAAGGGCAGAGTCAAAAATACCAATCACGGACTTCATGTCGTCAGCGGCGTTTAGAGCCTCTTGGAGAGCCCCGGCTGGTGGCCCTGCGAATGGTTGCCGTTGGGGCGGAGATGCCACCTCATCGGGGTCATACTGGAGGTATGGATGGCTTTCCGTGTTAGCCGTGGCCCACTTGGACCCGTCCGTATCAAACTGCCCTACCGCACCGACAAAAGGAGCCTTGGGAGCCAGTGCCACCAATTCAGCGGAAGCTGTACGCCAGTAGTTATAAATGCGTTGCGGGTCTTTTGCGTCCCGGATGAGCGACTTAAAATATCTCTTTCCTTCAACCCAACATTCCTCCCCTAGTACCGGAACAATAGGGATATACATTCCCGGCCACTCTATTTCGTCTAGCACCTCCACGGCGGTCATCGTGTACCGCTTGACCTTGTGTGTCTTAGTCATCCGCTGGTTCGTAACTTGGATGCCTTGGACGGCCATGAAGTTCATAAGCTCTTCGTCCAGATCGTCAGAGCCAATGATGGACCCGTCTGACAATTGGACGATCTCGCGCTCTACTTCCTCCCGGACCCAGTAGTCTACAACCCGGACGCTATCCTCTGACAGCCATTCATCGGCGTTATCGATGCCAGCAAAGTCTGTCTCCCAGTCCACCTTTTCGGCGTCGGGGTAGTCATCCTCAAATTGATCCAGAGGCATCATTTCTGTGATGAAGCAACAATTCCAATCGGAGGAGTCTACCTCCATCGACCGGGGATCACCGTACACCGTGAACGGGTTTGCCACCCGCTTGATGATGATGTCCTGATCAAAGACATCGTTCTGTGTGTAGTCTACGTCTATTCTGAAATACCCAAATCCGCCCGTTACTGCATCATCTAAGGCTTGGTCATATGCGCTGTCAGCGTTGGACTGGACTTGGATATTCCGTAACAGCCCTTGGAGAACCTTGGCCGTTTCTGGGTCCGCGCTATCGTCTACAGGTGAGACGTGGATGGATGGTGTGTTCTGTCTTGCGTCATTGGATACCTGTCTCACAAACGCCGGTAGCCTGTTGATGGTGAGGCAGGGACGGCCCTCTGTTGACCTCTTCTCTTCGTCAGCCTTGTCCCATTGTTCTCCCAGGCGACAAAAGCGGATGTCCTCTTCGGCAAGGGTGCGGTTGTCTTCTTCCGCTTCCACCGCTTGCTCAAATTTGCGCTTGGCTTCTTCGAGAATGTCGTCTTCTTCCATTAGCCCATCCAGCTACCTTGAACCTCATCCCGGTAATCGATGGTTGGCCTTGGCCGCTTGACCATCTTCGGGAACAGTTCTGTGAAATTCCAAACAAGGGCATCAACTCTGTCCGGGCTACCGTCGCCCTCATACCCGGCGGATGTCATGCGTACCATTTGCGCCTCTAGCTCCGGGAACGTGCCAACGTGGCTTATACGCCCCTGTGAGTAGAGAGAGCTTATGGGTTCCGCTCTGACGTGCTTGCCCCTTGTCGCAACCACCTCAATGATCCGTATACCCGGCCTGATTGTCTCTAACGTGTGGCGGCACATATCACCGCCCTGGTTGCGCTCTATAACGATTGCATCCGCATCCCACTCGTCATAGGCCGCGATTGCCGAAGTTGCCCACTCTTTCGGCGTTCCCCGGCGGGAACAGTCATCAAGGACGTATCCCCTGCCTTCCATGCCCAATCCGGCTACTATAATGCCGTGTTCATCCGATCCCGCCTCTGCCGATATAGCCGGGTCTATAGATACGAGTATGCGGCCCATCTCCGGGGCTTCCGTGCGTCGATGAGCGTGTATGTTAGCCCGGTCCCAAATGGCACCAACGGCCATCGGTTCGTACATGCCTTCCCAGATGTGAGAATAACGATCCGGGGCGTGTTCGTAATCGTGGCTCCGCTCCTCTTCTAGCTCGTTTGGAAAGAAGCGGTTCTGGTCATAGTTTATTTTGCGAATGATCGCATTATCCGGCGGCGTTAAACCCCGAAAGAATTGGTCTACAGGATCGTTCTCATTCGTCGGGTTCCAGCTAAACCATATTTCTGATCCCGGTGCGCGTATCGTAGGCCGTAGCAGTTCAAGGCTTTTGGCTGATAGGGTCTGTGCTTCCTCAACCCACGCCACGTTAAAACCTTCGAGCGACTTGATACTCTCCGCCGTGTGATCCTGCATTCCCTGGAAGATCACGATGCCATTGCCGGGTGTCTTTATGCTGTCGTTTAAAATATCAAACCGATTAGCTAGGCCCAGTATGTTTATTTTGTCTTCGAGGAGCCGCTTGGCTGATTCCTTCAGTGACTTTTGCACCTCCCGAATACAGACCGCACGAAAGCCTTTATTCGCCGCCGCATTGGCAACCATACACTCAGCAAAGAAGTGCGACTTAGCGGAGCCTCGGCCCCCGTAGATCGCCTTGTAGCGTGAGGGCCGCATGAAGTCATCGAAGACCTCTGATGCTGCCCCTACTCTGACTTGCTGCCCCACAGGATGATAGGACCGCCGTCTGGGCCGGTCACTTCATTGGTTATCTTGTCGCCCCATTTACGGGGAGCCATTCGTGATGCTTTCCATTTACGGGCATCTATTTGCAGTTTTGCTCTTTGCGGATCGTCCGTTGTGTCCGCAATCTCCACCATCTCGTCTGCGTAATGTTCTGCTTGGTCTTCTCTTGCGCGGGCGTACTGGTGGGAAAAGTCTTGATCCTTCCGCAACCAATCCCACACGGTCCACCTGTCTGGCATATCTTCAGCTTCACAAATAGATCGCAAACTCATGCCGCAAGATAGTTCTTTACAGATTTTTTCAGCCAGCTCTTTTGAGTAAATGGATGGCCTTCCCATTTTCGCCATTACGAGAATCCTTCATAGGTTGTTCTCTATTTCTTTTTCGCTGTCTTCGCCGCTGCCTTAAATGCCTTTGCAGATGGAGCGCCCTTTGCACCCGCCTTCCGCATCTTCTTCGTTTTACCCGCACCTAAGCGTTTCAAGGCTATGTTCCGATAGAGCCCAGGCTTTTGTCTTTTCAGCCGTGCTATCTTTTTTTTCTTTGTCTCAGCCATTACCACTTCACCTTATCGGCCCAGTATGCCGCTGACATTTTTCCCTTTGATATGTTTTTAGCGTGACGGGCTTTAAAGCTAGATTGCCTTGCCTTCTGCTTTGCCGTCTTCGGGCTTGACCCCGCACCGCTGACCCCTTGTTGACCGAAGCGGATCAGCTTTTGCTTGTTACCCTCTTTGGCTAAGACCGCGTGAGACTTGGTCGGATGCTTCGGCGTTCTTTTGGGCTTGTTCACGCCTTTGAAAGTTTCGCCGCGATACTTGACCATCAGTGCTTCGTTGGCTCCATTAATATTGGGAAGTCCATCATTAACAAAGCTCCGCACGTGATGAAGTTCTGGGCGAACATCTCCGCCTCATCTTCACCATCAAATTCCACGATTATACGGACCTCGTACCCTTCATCACCCGGTACAAGGTCAACCCGATCAAAGCTCATAGGATACCCCAAAAGAAAAACCCGCCGCCTGATTTTAGGCGCACGGGTTCCTTCTGCAATTAGGGTTACTTCGATTCGGGTGGGTCTGTCAAGTAACCAAATCAAGTATTACGAGAATGATTTTCTCAACGATTAGCCATTCCATTGTCACTCTCCTTCACCAGCTTGGCGGCGTACTTCTTGATCCGCTCTTTGGCCTCATCTGTGTCCGGGATGTACACGTTGTATTGCACAATCCCCTTGTCCTTGCGCCGTTGCCGGTATGCGGCTACCCGGTCTTTTGTGTCAGCCATTTCCATCTCTCCTATCCTCCTATACTAGCCAAGATCGGAAAGCTGAACCAGCAAGCGCCAATAAAAAATATCAACGCCAGGAAATCGAGAACCTCTTTCAGCATTGGATTGACCTCCGCCGCTCGACCTCCAGATTGTCTTGGGTTTGCTGGTAACGCTCACAGACCACTTCGGCCCGTGGCTTTTCGTTTTCCTCAATAGGCGGTTCTGTGGTATGCGTCTCTTTAGTCATCGCTCTACTCCATCAAAGTTTTGTTGGTGACTAGCCCCGGCAGTGTTCGCGCACTTGCCGGGGCGTTTGATTTAACAACCCCCCATACCAGAAGGGTTGCCCCAAATGTTGAGCCAATCTAGCAATTCTTTCTTTTTCGTCGGAATGTCAAATGTCCTAAGATCATACATAGAGACACCCTGTTTTTCATAATCGCGTAGCGCCTTTTCAGCCTCCTTGCGGGTGGTAAACCATTCGCCATGCTCAAAGTGAAAGTCTTCCATATGTTGAATTTGATAAAATCTCATTAGCTCTCTCCCTTTGATTTAACCTCTTCGGTAACCTCCCCGATATGAGGCGTTGGCAAATTTAACCGCACATGGGCCACCACAAAAATTGCCCTTGGCTTGGTGATAGCTCTCGCCATCGTGGGTAGTGTAAGACATGACCCATTTGTCAGAGGCCATCTCTCTCTCCAATTTGTTGGCCATCACATGACGCTGGAATGGTTTCCCTTCTGCTTTGATTGCTTCGTCAACCAAATCCCTCTGATCCCCCCAATCGATCTTCCTCCATTCATCAGAATACATATAATAAATTTTAGCTATTCGTTGGTTTGTCAGTTTTTCAAGATCAGCCTTGCAACGTGGCGTGTCGGCTGTCGGCTCTTCGTTGTAATTGCAAACAATGTGAAGTTCAGTCACAAGCGCGGCGGGTTTGCCGCACCATCCGCATATCGGTCTATCCATCAACCCTCTCCTCGTACTGCTCCCAATCAAAAAAAGTTTCCCTAACCCGATAAGGCATATCGGGGTCATGCTCTTCTGCCAAAGATAGCTGGCCGTCAGCGTCTTTTTCACTTTTATACCAGCTTCGCGTTTCCCATTTCCCATTGAAAAAATATTCAAAAACAAATGCGTTTGGTTTGTTTTCGTAAGTCATAGTTTCTCTCCATCAAGTTTCACCCCGAAAGCCCCTGCTAATTGAATAGCCAGGGGCTGGTGGGCTTGGGTCAGCGCGTTTAGCTGTAAACCTTGGATTTAATTTCCATCGTCTTATCGTTGACGATTAACGTCATGGAATGCGTTTTAGGATTGTCTGATAACTCATAGACAACGCTTGGGCTGAAATATTCACCGAAGTCATCACCCCCAAACTTGACCCGTGCGTTGTCCCACGCATCGTCGTCTTTGTTTGGGTTGCAACCTTTGAAATAAAAAATGCACTTTTCAAAAGTGTTATCTTTCAAAGAACCAGCGTTCGCTCCAATGTATGCACCTTGGTCTTTCGCCATAAACCATTTGCTTACATCGTGCTTGCGCATAAACGCCGCGAAATTATCAAGTTGCTTTTTAGTCAGTGTGATCTGCGCCATTGTGTCTCTCCTCAACTTCTGACATCATTACGTCATAAATTTCTTTCAGTTTTTTTGAACCACGCACACGGCGTTTTGTGTGGGCATATATTGCGCTGACCGAATGGTGAAGATGAGGCTCAGTGCTTTGCAGAGTGGCTTTAATCACAACGCCGTCATCTGATAACTCGCCTCGCCAAAGCGTCGATCTCCCAGCGGCGTCTGTGTACCGCCCAGCCCTTACATCTCCCATCGTGCGGTGATCAAACATCTCGTTTAGTTTGATTTCCATTAGCCGTCTCCTAACATTTTGTTACTAGAAACACTATAGTAGGGGTGTTACTAGAAACGGTCAACAACAATCGACAAGTTTTTAGAATTTTTTTAAGGCGTGTTTAAACAGGGAGAGATCACAAGCGTGTCCATCCATGATTGTATCTTGCACAGCGTTAAGCGCACCGTGGCCTAATGACCCTATAACCGCCGCTGTCCATGCCCGATAACGAGGCCAGCTTTTGGGCTCTGGGCTGTCACCTGATCCCCTCGCACCCGGCGCATCCATCGATGCGTAGTTCATCGACTTGGTGGAGACCTGTGACCTAATCCATGTGACGCACTTCCTAATCTCATGGATGTCATCCTCAAATGTGCCAGGGAGCTTGTTGTCTTCAATCCACCCAAGTATCGGATCGGCATCGGTTGCCAGCCGTCCACCTTTCAGTATCCGGGTGGCCCGTTTCAATGTCTCTGGGGTAGCAAATTGGTAAGGGTCTTGGGATTGCTCATTGCGGTCATTCATGCGCTTGCCTTCAAGATTGCTTTTGCGATTTGCTCAACGACTTGCGGACAGACTGAGTTTCCAATTGCTCTGTATCGACATCTGTCCAACCGGCTGGGAAGCCTATCAATTGTTCGGCAAATTCCGGGTTCATGTGCTTCCCCCCCCCAAGGTGCGCGACTGCATCCCTCAGTTTGACGCCGTAACGAACGCCCTTTTTGCTCACGCGACTGAAGCTGCCTTTTTTTAATTGAACATCTTTCGCGATTCCGCCCTCGCTGTCGCTTGCGCGTGGAGTAGGCCAGAATAAAACACCGTTCTCGTCGGTTGCGTTTGCCCTGACTTGCAGATGAAATAATAAACGTCCGCGTTTGGTAGTTTTGGGCTTCCAAGTCATCGAGGACGCTATCGAGAAGTCCCACTTTGTTGAGACCAGTAACATTTTCTCCGCAAAAAAAAGTGGGCCTGAGTTTTTCGATAAGTCTAAACATTTCCGGCCAGAGCCATCGCGGATCATTTGTGCCTCGCTGGTGTCCAATTTGGCTGACTGATTGGCAAGGCCAGCCCCCACAGATGAGGTCAATTCTTCCAAGTCCATCTGTGTCGATGGTTCTGATGTCGTCAAATATTGGGACTTCCGGCCAGTGCTCTCGCAGGACGGCTTGGCAGAACTGGTTCTGTTCACAGAAGGCAACTGTTCGAAAAGGTCCGGCTCTTTCAAGTCCGAGGCTAAAGCCTCCGATGCCGCTGAAGAGGTCGAGGACTTTAATTTCATTCATCAACCTATGCGCTTGCGCTCTCCGGCCAGATCATTTCTCTGGCCCATTGCTCCCCCCGGTAATAAGCATCTTGGACCTTGATGGCGTTGGGCCAGCCAGAGATGTTGGCAAGCTCACGAATACGCTTTTCGATCTTCAGCTTTGTGAAGTCTTCTTTGCCCTCCGGTTTCCCTGTGTGGCCCAAGGCTTGGACAGACCGGCAAGCATTGACGAGATAGGCCACCCGTTTACCCAGCGGCGGGTCATCCTTCCGGGCTCTCTCCAACCCGTCCAGCAAGAGAGCATGATCAAATTCAGAGAGAGGTTTTTGCCACAAGGCATTTGGAGATTCATTTGCCTCCAATAACCAATTTTTTACTGAAGAAATATCAGGTGGAGGCGGAGCCTCTTTCTTCTTACTTCTTAGTTCTGACTCTGGTTGGCACGTTTTTGCTACACGTTCAAAACTAGCATCTGCTAGACTGGTTTTATTATTTTTCAGTGCTTTAGCTTTTCCGCCCTTGCTTCCAGCCTCACGTTTTTTGTTCAATTTTTGTTGCGTTTTTGTAACCAGATCGTCAATTTTTGTTTGAAAGAAGGTGCCATCTGACAGATCAAAATAGGGTTCTAGCTCGTCCCGAATTTTAATCCATTGGCGTTTTTGGATACCCAACATCCGGCACATCTTTTTCGGATCGTCGTCTAAAAATTTCCGGGTCTTCCAGGTGTAGAAAATGATGTCCGTGTAGGCCCCCCGTGCCTCCAGGGATAGCTGTCGGGTATCGGCTAGATAGTCGCCAACGTAGAGCGGCAGATAAGGTAATTTGCTCACCGGATTCTCCGGTATTCATCTATGGCTCTCTGGACCCGGTCAGCATACCGCTGGCTCTCCTCCATCCTCTCTTCACATTTCTTTTTGCCGTGCATGATTGTGGACGAATCTTTTTTGTAGACGCGGCCAATCTCAGGGAAGCTGTGTTCGGTCTCAGTCGCCGCAATGTAATATGCCGCAAACTTGGCCGGTGTGATCACCTTGGTGACCCGCCGGGTAAATAGGCTATCCAACCGGCACTCGAATACCGCCGC